TTAATTGCGATACTGAAGGGACTGCTATTGTATCGGGATTTTCAGAACAACTTCTAAAAATATTTATGAATTATGATGAATTTAAACCTGAGTTTATCGTGAATGAAATCCTCACACCTTATCTAAAAGATATTATTATCAGCGACGATTAAGTTATAATATAATTACTATATTATGATAATTTATTATATATTATATATTTTTATAATTTATTAAAAAATGATTTATTTTTTTTTAGTTTTCTAAAATATATTAATCTTTAATATGCTACCAGCAATTAGTAATTTTACCGACAAAGATTATATTGTAAATATTGTTAGATATTTGCAAGGCTATTGCGAACTCAAAAAGTTGAGCGAGATAAATAAGTCGTCTAATATCTTTGTTAAAAAGGAGACAAATTTAAAAAGTATAGTTGGAGATAAAAGAAATAAGTATAATTGTGATATGTTAAAAACTTATTTAATTAAAAAAGTTAGTTATGAGATTAATAATGATTATAAGAAAACACTAAATAAGATTAAGAAAAGTTTTACAAACTACTACAAAAGTCTTACAGATAAAGAAAGTTTGTATATGAGATATAAAATAAATGCGTATAAATATACCAATTCGATGAATAAAGGATGCTTGCCTTATTTGGAAGATATTATTTCATATTATTTTAATGAAAAAAATAAAAATAATTGGTCAAATAACGATATCCATAAGACATCAATACAAATATCAAAAATTTTATATAATATAATATTATCTATTGATAATAATTATAAATTAAAAAACGAAAAAATTGTATTATGGCTATCGTAGATATCATATTTAATTAGAATAAGCAAGGCCGCCCATACCAGATAATATACGTAGAACGTTATAGTTAACAGCAAATATATATATAGTACCCGCCATTTTAGAAGATAGAGATAGAACAGCAGTATCAATACGAGACATATTTAAAGTGCCACTTGGTTGATGTTCTTCGGGTTTTAGAGCAAAAGAATAAACATTGATGCCCTTGTGGTACATGTCAGGAGTATTTTCATGATGTTCATAAGGTTGAACAAGAGAGAAATATTCGCCTTGTCTTGTTGCGAAACGATCATTGCCGTTAAGCATTATTTTTGCTTGCATTACAGGATTGCTAGAAACTATATAGTTGTTGAAGGTAACATCAGTGCCTGCTCCAGCATTTTCATCTTTTTCTGCGGTAGAAAAGTTATTCCAATATACAGTTGATTGGTCAGATCTTTTGATAGCCCATACGAGTTCTTTGCAGGGATGATTGAAATTCATACGCATGCTTTTCATTGAATCCGCGTTAGCACCCGAAGAAGTTATAGTATCTGTTCCAGTAAATTGTAATTGCTCAATTAAATATTCGTGGGATAATTGGGCGAATCTTCGGCGTTCATCGGTATCTAAGAATATATAATCAACCCATAAGGTAGGTTCGTCTAATGTTAAAGTTTTATCAAAATTAGCAGTTACATTTGCTGAACCACCAGCAACATCATTTTCAATACAATAGTTGGTATCACTAACATCGCATAAATTATCCGCAGTTTCATATTCAATATTAATTTTAACTTCGTGATATTGTAATGCGATTAAAGGGAGAGCGAGACCAACATTGCGACAAAACCAGAATTCTAAAGGTACATATAATTCATAAGAGTTATTGGTAGTGTGTGCTAATTGTGTGCAGCAATTTTCTTTATTAGCACCAATCATTTTATAATAGCCTTCACGTTTGCCATAGGGTAGCGAAAGTTCATTCCATATATAAAGCCACTCAGAATAATGTTTATCTATACGTTGTCCACCGATTTCTAATTCAACAGTTTTTAATAATTTTTGGCCAACATTAGGAACTAAGGCTACTTTTTTGCTACCAGAAGTATTTTTTAATTTTCCGTAAAAATATACTCTATGTATTAAATCGCCATTGCGAGTTATTTGATAAGTGGCACGTGAACCTAGAGAATTACTTCCCGAGGCAGTTTGTTGAATGGCTTCAATAGCGAAGTTAGTATGACGACGATAAACTACTTTGAAAAAGGTAATTTGAGGATTACCAGTTAAATAAACATCCTGAGCACCATAAGCAACTAATTGAAGAAGACCACCACCCATTTACGCTATATTCTTTATACTATTAGAGGAGAAAAAAAAAAGAAACTTTATAGCAATTTAACAACATATATAAATAATATAATTTAATTTGAATATGCTAAACCACCCATACCCGAAAGTATGCGAAGAACGTTATAATTTACAGCATATACATGAAGATTTTTCGAGCCAGTCATACTCGAGGTAACATCTAAATTGAGAACAGCGGTATCAATACGAGACATGTTAAGAGTGCCACTAGGTTGATGTTCTTCAGGTTTTAGAGCGAATGAATAAACGTTAATACCCGAATTTGAAGGTATATTTTCGTGGTGCTGAAACGGTTGTATTAAATTAAAATAAGAGCCAGGTCTTGCGGAGAAACGGTCATTTCCATTTAATACGAGTTTAGCAGTTTTTATAGGATTGGTAGAAGTTATTGCACTTGTCTCTTTGAATAATTCAGAATTATCTGCGGCATATCCATTATTACCTGTTGAATAGTTAACCCAGTTATTATTAATAGTTGCTTTAGTGGCTGAGTGGCTTGAAGCACAGAACCATACTAATTCTTTGCAGGGGTGATTGAAAGAAAGTTTAGGTTTTATGCTAGTAGCAGAATCATTAATACTTTCAGTTCCAGTAAATTGTAATTGTTCTATTAAATATTCGTGAGATAATTGAGCGAATCTTCGGCGTTCATCAGTATCTAAGAATATGTAATCAACCCACAAAGTAGTTGAAGTTAAATCGAGAAGTTCATTTGTATTACCGCGGCAATTATCTTTAGTTTCAAATAAAATGTTTATTTTTACTTCATGATATTGTAAGGCGATTAAAGGGAGAGCAAGGCCAACATTACGGCAGAACCAGAACTCTAAAGGGATATATAGATTAGCATTAGTTAAAGACGCTAGTTTATCGTTAGCACCAACCATTTTTTTGTAGGCATCTTTCTTTGAAACGGGTAAAGAAAGTTCATTCCATACATACATCCAATGAGAATAATGTTTATCTATTTTTTGACCACCTATTTCAATTTCTACATAATTTATTAAACGAAGACCAAAATAAGGACATACATTATTTCCAGATGAATAATTAACAACCGCTAAATATACACGATGTATTAAATCGCCATTTCTTGATATTTGGCAAGTTACGCGATTGCCAAAATTGGGAGTTCCGTTAAAAGTTTGTTGAATGGCTTCAATAGCGAAGTTAGTATGACGACGATAAACTACTTTGAAAAAGGTAATTTGAGGATTACCAGTTAAATAAACATCCTGAGCACCATAAGCAACTAATTGAAGAAGACCACCACCCATTTACGCTATATTCTTTATACTATTAGAGGAGAAAAAAAAAAGGGAAATATATAACACAAATTATTATAATTATTATTTTTTAATTGGAATAAGCAAGGCCACCCATTCCAGATAATATACGTAGAACATTGTAATTGACAGCATATATATTTACTCCTTCATATGATAAACCAGTATCTCTAGCACCCGCTGTAACCATGAGAGTAGCGGTATCAATACGAGACATATTTAGAGTGCCACTTGGTTGATGATCTTCGGGTTTAAGAGCAAACGAGTATACGTTGATTGAATTATGTACAGGAACATTAGTGTGATGTTGGAAGGGTTGAACATAATTAAAATAATCACCTTCTCTTACCGCGAAACGATCATTGCCATTTAATTGAAGTATAGCATTTTTGAAGGGATTGACATTTGAAGCAGGTTTAATATCAGATATTACTAAGTAGTTTGAGGTATATTGGCCTCCAACTTTAGAACTTCCGTTATATCCTAAAGATGGTGAATTATCAACTTCAGCAAGATTAGTATTAGTATAATCATACCATCTGGTTTTATTGAGATCTTGCGGTATTTTAGCAACCCAGATTAATTCTTTGCAAGGATGATTGAAATTTAATTTAATGCGATTAGTACCTGCTACAAGAGTTTCAGTTCCAGTAAATTGTAATTGTTCAATTAAATACTCGTGAGATAATTGAGCGAATCTTCGGCGTTCATCGGTATCTAAGAATATATAATCAGCCCATAAAGATATATTTTTAACATCATCGAAATCGTCAATAGCAGTTACACAATTGGCTTTAGTTTCAAAATCTATTTTTACTTTTACTTCGTGATATTGGAGGGCTATTAAAGGAAGAGCGAGACCTACATTGCGACAAAACCAGAATTCAAAAGGAATATATAAAGTGGTCGCTGTTACATCATTATTAACAGTACCGCCATTTAATATATCTTTATCAGCACCAACCATAGTATCGTATGCGTAGCGTTTGCCCATGGGAAGAGATAATTCATTCCAGATGTAAAGCCAGTCAGAATAATGTTTATCTATTTGTTGTCCACCAATTTCTATAACAACTGATTTAATTAAACGCAGACCTAGATAATTTTGATAGGTACTTCCCGCAGTAGCGGCGGTTGATTTTCTTTTAGGTACATCAACTTGTAAATACATGCGATTTATTAAATCACCATTACGGGATATTTGGCAAGTTACTGTATTTCCGTATCCCGCATTACCGTTAAAAGTTTGTTGAATGGCTTCAATAGCGAAGTTAGTATGACGACGATAAACTACTTTGAAAAAGGTAATTTGAGGATTACCAGTTAAATAAACATCCTGAGCACCATAAGCAACTAATTGAAGAAGACCACCACCCATTTACGCTATATTCTTTATACTATTAGAGGAGAAAAAAATATAGATTATATGACACAAAAATAAATTTTATTATATAAACCTTAATATTTATAATTCAAATATAATGATGTTTAAAGAGAAGTCATCTAAAAAAAAAATAACGACTGATATAAACGAAACTGTAACATTGGATGCAATGCATAATAATATGATAAAGGATTTTGAGAAGAGCGATAAGGAAAAAATATACTATATTAATAAATTAAATTTTTGCGAAGAAAAGAAAAACGAGATATTAAAGCAAATTAATAATACGACCGATAAAGAAATTAATAGCAAATTATGGTTTAGTAATATAGAGTTAAATGAACAGATTATAGATATTAAAGGTAAACTAAATGAACTTAATAATTTAGACGAAATAGAGTATTATAAAAATACTAGTGATATATTATTTCAATATTATGATACTGTAAATAAACAATCTGATATTAACCAAAATATTAATTTTATTAAAGAAACTTGTAATAAACCGAAAATATATAAAAAAGATTCTAAAAAAAAGCGTAATATTAGTATTTATTGTAATACTATAAATGTCTTAGAGGCTCTTAATAATATAGATAGTAAAAAGACACCGATAGAAAATAATTCTGTTATTAGCGATAAATGCGAAATTATTGAAAGCGAAAAAAGCGATTATGACAAAGATGATAATAGCAAAATATACGATAAAAGTACTTTAGTTGATAAATATATGGCTATAATTAATAATAAATATGTAAGAACAGTTGAAGATGAAAATATAGAGATATGTAAGATATGTAAAAATGCCATGACATGTCTTCAACATGATGCTATAATAGTATGTAATATTTGTGGATATCAAGAACTATTATTGGTAGAGCAAAATAGACCGATATTAAAACAAAATACCAAAGATACATCTCATTTTTGTTATAAAAGAATAAATCATTTTAGAGAATGGTGCAATCAGGTTCAAGGAAAAGAAAGTACTGATATACCCGACGAGATATTTGAAAAAATTTTAACGGAAATTAAGAAAGAAAAGATTACTGATTTAAAAAAAATTACTTACTTAAAAATGAGGGATATTCTTAAAAGATTAAGAATAAATAAATATTATGAACATATTAATTATATTATAAATAGAATTAACGGAATACCAACTCCTCAATTTAGTCCTGAATTAGAAGATAAATTATGTAATATGTTTAGAAGCATTCAAGCACCATTTCTTAAGCATTGCCCTAAAGATAGAAAGAATTTCTTATCATATAGTTATGTACTTTATAAATTCTTTCAAATACTAGGATTAAACGAATATCTAAAGTATTTTCCCTTATTAAAAAGCAGAGAAAAACTTTACGTTCAAGACCAAATATGGAAAAAGATATGCGTTGATTTGAATTATGAAATTATACCATCACTTTAATATAGTAGTATATTATAATTCTTAATATAATATCTTTGTATTTCGTCGGCTACTCATGCTACTTACTCTACTTATGCTTTATTTTCTATAGATAAAACCTGGTTATTTCAAAAAATCTTTAAAATCAAAAAAGTAAATATCTTGGCTTCTCCTTGAATATCTTAAAGGGTCGCACATGCTGAAGGCATGCCTTAAGAGGCATCTCTATAACTGCTTAGAATTCAAACCAAAAAATCTTAAAAATCCTATTTTGAATTTTGAGTACATATCTCTGATATTTCTAATTTTTCTAAAGTTTTTTATAAATTTCTAAATAAATAAAGTAATACGCTATGGCTACTCAAATTCTAAAATCAAAAAATATAAATATCTTGGCTTCTCTAGAATCTCTTAAAGGATCGCCCATGCTGAAGGCATTCCTTAAGAGGCCTCTCTATAACTGCTAAGAATTCAAACCAAAAAATCTTAAAAATCCTATTTTGAATTTTGAGTAGCACAGCGTATATCACTGATATTTCTAATTTTTCTAAAGTTTTTTATAAATTTCTAAATAAATAAAGTTATGTACTCAAATTCTAAAATCAAAAAATATAAATATCTTGGCTTCTCTAGAATCTCTTAAAGGATCGCCCATGCTGAAGGCATTCCTTAAGAGGCCTCTCTATAACTGCTTAGAATTCAAACCAAAAAATCCTAAAAATCCTATTTTAGAATTTGAGTACATATCTCTGATATTTCTAAAATTTCAAAAGTTTTTTATAAATTTCTAAATAAATAAAGTTATGTACTCAAATTCTAAAATCAAAAAATATAAATATCTTGGCTTCTCTATAATCCCTTAAAGGATCACAACATGCTGAAGGCATTCCTTAATAGGCCTCTCTATAACTGCTTAGAATTCAAACCAAAAAATCTTAAAAATCCTATTTTGAATTTTGAGTAGCACAGCGTATATCTCTGATATTTCTAATTTTTCAAAAGTTTTTTATAAATTTCTAAATAAATAAAGTTATACGCTTACGCTACTCAAATTCTAAAATCAAAAAATATAAATATCTTGGCTTCTCTAGAATCTCTTAAAGGATCGCGACATGCTGAAGGCATGCCTTATGAGGCTTCTCTAGATATATTATTATTTTCTAAAAATTATAAAAAGTATTACAGATAAAAAATGATACATATACCTTTATAAAAAATATAATATGCCAGCAAAGTATATAACATACGAAGAACTTTTTATAATTAATCAAACGATTCTCTTATCGTATGTTATATTATATTCGTTATGTATAATAATATTTTATATTCCAAAAGAAATTACTTTATAATATTTCCATATAAAAAGAAACATATAACTTATAACAACATGAAATCATTAGATTTATGTAGTCCTATTTTACTTTCATTTTGATAAATAGAAAACCTATTTGATAATAAGTCTAATATATATAATATTAGAACTATTAATATTGTAAGAGTAAATAATTTAGCAATATTAAATTTATTGTCCTGTATCAATAATGCTATAAAAGCAATTATAAGACCTTGTATAGAATATTTTAAAATCTTATATAATAATATGTTAAAATCATCGTATTTTTTTGCTGACATTTATTATTATGAAATATTTTAAATAAATATATATAAGATTTTAAATATATATTTATAATATAAGATAAGGCAAGGATATATAATGGCAGCAGTAGATAATACGTTGGTATCCACAAAAGAGGTCGATTATTTGGATGAAGATAAACCTATTAGAGGTCAAAATTTTGTACTACTATCTTTTCTAAGCCCAGAAGATGTTATTGTAAATAAAGAGGCCTATATTTTTAATAAATTTGTAGAGAAGTTTTCTAATGATATGAAAATGCTTCTTGAAGGTATCAAAGAAAAAAATCCCGAACAAAAAGATATGATTGATACAATTGTTGATAACCATTCTTATCTTTTCGATCCCAAAGAAATGAATGATCAATACGCTTTTTATAAATCAGTAAATAATGATGAACTAGAAGCAAATTATCACAAAGATAACAACTTTATTACTTCTATGCGTGGGATTAAAGTGCGTGGAACTTTTGATACTATTGAAGAGGCTAAGATTCGCAGTGAATTTTTGAAAAAAATAGACAATAAGTTTAATATTTATATCGCACAAGTAGGATGTTGGTGTCCTTGGTCGCCAAATCCTGAATGTCTTGAAAATCAAGAATATTCTGAAACACAATTGAATACACTAATGAAAGAATATAAGAAAAATATGGATAATCGTGATATTGTTTTTGAGAATAGAAAACAAACATTTGCTTCAAATGCCGCACCAGTAGGTGATAATGTTGAGGCAAGCAATGAGAACGATGATGTTGTAAAATTAGATGAAGTTAAAGAGGAACTTGAAAAAGTAGATGCGTGGAGTGAAAGAAATACATAAAAATAAACTATATTATAATATTAAGAAATGAAAGCAATTGCTATATTTTTACTTTTTATAGGATCTATATTAATAGTTCAAGGATATTATAGTAAAAAACATACATGTGATAAGGAAAAGGTAATAGTCAAATATATACCTAGAAGTACATACGAAGAACAAATGAAGCCTGACGAGAGCCTTCAAACATTTTATAAAGGTATGTTTGAAGATATTATATTACCTTAATTATTTTTATCCCCAATATTATTAAATGGATATATTAAGAAATATTGAAAAAAAAATATTAAATATTGCTAATAATAATACAAATGATGTTAATGGTTTAAAAAAAGATATTAAAGATTATCTTGATAATTTAGATAAACAACAAGACATAAATAATAAAAAGAAAAATAAATACGAAGAACTATATGAGAATAAAAGAAAAGAAGCATTAATAAGTTATAAAAATTTTTTATCTGTAAAAGCAGATTTAATGAAAGAAATTGAAAAAGATAATACTAAAGGGGCTATTCGCAAATATCTAGAATATAAATACGAAGTTGTAGATATACCAGATATATATACATATAATCATATATCATTTGAAAATGATAATACAGATACATTTGTTAAACCTAAACAAGTCATCGCATTTAAACCAACGCCTCCTAAAGAACCTAGAAAACTAAAACCTACACCTCCTGTAGTACTTCCAACACAACCTAAAGAACCAAAAAAACTAAAACCTACACCTCCTAAAGAACCAAGAAAACCTAAAGAAGTTAAAGCAATACCAGAAGAACCTCCTAAAGTACCTAAACCACCAGCAAAACCTAAGAAACTACCTAAACTTCCAGTTGTTCCAACTATTGACGAATTTCATGAAATAGTTCCTGAAGTTCCCGAAAATATTGTAATAGAGCCTATGGATACTAATGTACCAAGAACCCCTAATAAATTACCTAAACTTCCTAATACTCCTAAAATGCCAACAGATGTAGTTTTAAATGAACCATTAAAAGCACCTAAAAAATTACCTAAACTTCTAAAAGATACTAAAGATTGTAAAGATGATGAAGAAATTAATCCTAAAACAGGAAAATGTGTAAAAAAATGTAAAGAAGGTGAAATAAGAAATTTAGAAACAGGAAGATGTAATAAAATTAAAGAACCTAAACCACTTAAAGCACCTAAATTACCTACTGTTAAGAAGTAATATACAATGCATCACCCCATCCCTTATCTGTCATAATTGTTATAATACGTCTAAAATTATAGCCTCCTAAAAATTCATCCAAATCTTTTATACTAGCACAATTTTTATATAATTCCATTTCATGTATTTTTATATATATTATATTTACATATTTCAAATAATTTATAGCACCCTTTAGTGCTAATAGTTCAGCCCCTTGAATAGCAATATTTAAAAAATTATACTCTTTTTTATTTATATTATGTAAATGTAAAAAAGTATCAATTGTAATACTTTTAGATTTTTCATTATTTATATATGATATTGTTGGATAAACTTCTTTATGAATATACATATCTAAAATAGATGACGAAGATGTATCATTTGCTCTATGTAATATTATATCGCAATTATCCTTATCCAATATTATATAATTGTATATTTTGTTATCTTTTGACAAAGAAACTAAATCGCTATTTCCTTCTATCCATATTATATCATTATTAGATAAACCTAAATTTATATATATCGGTAATTCTTCGCATTTATGAGCACCTACATGAATACACTTATTTATTTTTATGTTATTTGTAATAAGTAAATAAGATAAATAATCAGGATTTAGCAACATTATAATATATATAATATATTTATGTTGCGTAATTATATTCAATATCTAAATATAATATAATATTAGATTATTACAGTATAATGAGCATTAGTAGCGAACATAATGATATAAATGATCCTGTCGTACAAGATGTTCTAAATGAATTTAGGGATGAAATATTAATATCTAAAAATAATAAAGAAATGAATGTAAATTTACAACCACCTATAATACATGAGATGCCAAATGTAGGAATACCTAATTCTCCCAATAGCCCATCATATCCTCAACACCAACCTCAACAATATCATCAACCACCACAACATTCTCAACCACAACCGTCATATCAATCACATCATCAAAACTCTTCATATCCATCAAATCCTCAACAAAATCCATATTCTCAACATTCTAATCAACAGAATAAAAACGATTATATGTTATATATAGATGTTGAATTGATTAAAAAGAATCTTATAATAGTTATTATAGTTTTCTTAATTTATTTTAGCGGAATAATAAATAACATATATGATAGAATACCCGAATATTTACAAGATAATATTTTACCACTAGATATATATATAAAAACTGTATCTCTATTTATGATACTATACATAATATCATACACAGGATATATATAATTTAATAATTATATGAATTATTTACACTTTGAATAATTCGCGTGTCTTTTAGAGGAGAAACTACAAAATATTTATATACAAAGAAAACACCTATAAAGAAAGTTAAAAATATAGAAAATATTGTTGTTCCAAATATTACAGTATAACTCGTCGAATCATATATGTTTTTATTCATAACAACTATTGAAATTATCATTACATTATATAAAATAATTACTAATGAATAAATTGCTATAAATAGATTTGTATTAGTATTATATCCCCATAATAATGATAAAACTATTACAATGCTAGCAATAGAATAACCAATTATTATAAACACATCCTTTACAATATCATCATTTTCACTTTGTGAAACAAATGCTTCCTTCATTTTTATTATATCTAATAATTATTAAGATTATTTATTACAATTTTTATAAAAATTTTTAACATCTATATTAGTTCTAAAAGAGTTTTTGTCAATATCAATAATTTTTATAGAACTCAACTTTTTAGCACGAGATAATGCTGTATATGATTGACCACAAGTAAATATATTAGAACCCAAATCTAATTCTAATGCATCTATTGTCATACCTTGAGATTTATGTATTGAAAGAGCATAACAAATTCTAATAGGCATATGTATTATATATGAATTTTTAGAACATGCACTATTATTATAAGTATCTGTAAAATATTTAATATTATGAATATTTCCATTAACATCATTAATTACTACAAAATCCGCACCAAGATGTTTAATAATACCACGCGTCCCATTAACAAGAGACTCCTCTACATTTATATTTCTAATTATAATAATTTGAGCATTCAATGTTAATTCTATTGTGAATTTTTCACCTTCTTTTTCTTTATCACAACTCGTGATGGCTCTATAAGTTTTAGAGATATTCCCTTCTGCTTTCAATTTTTCTATTTCAATATTATTGATTTTATCAACATTGACATTTATAGGATATAATTTTGTTGGAATAATACCATTATCAAATTCAGTATCTTTCAATTTATTTAAGACCTTTATAATATTATCTGTACATTTGCCTTTTCTAACAATTTTTAACATTTGTTGAAATAGTAAATCTTCATTATGTCTTATTAATTTTTCTAATAATACTATTTTAATATTCATCTTATTCCATATATCCGCCAAGAAGCAATATTTACCCTTGACAGGTGCTAATTGGCAAAAGTCGCCTACCAAAATTAACTGAATATTGCCAAAATATATATCGTTGGATTTTATAATACTTAATATAATAGATATCTTTTCAAACAATTCTTTGTCAATCATTGAAATTTCGTCAATAATTAATACATCCAAATTTAAAATACTCTCATATTTTTTCTTATTCTTCAATATATTATTCAATATCTCTTTTACACTACCAGTTCCTAAACCAAGACCTAAAAATGAATGTAATGTTTGACCTCCAATAATAACCGCCGCTGTCCCCGTAGAAGCAGTAATAGCATATTTCTTATTCGCATTATTCAAATACTCTATAATATATTTAATTGTATATGATTTTCCCGTTCCTGCCGAACCTGTTAATAAAATACTATGACCGTCTATAACACATTTCAAAGCATGATTTTGCTCTTCATTTAAAAGATTCATTATAAAAATAAGATATTTTATGTTAATATCATTTTTTATTATAATCAAAAAAATAAATATACAGCAATATTTAACTATAAACAATTATTATATATTATCATAATTATAAGGAATCTATTATCTTTTTAATACCCTTGTTTTTTTTATTATAATTTGATATAAATATATTGTTCTTATTCTGTAGTCTTTTGATTATATCATTGTGATATCTTTCTTCTATCGTAGGTGTAAAATTATAATACCACTTCTTTAATATCTCTATATCTATTATTTTATTTGGATTACAATTATATTCTTTATACATATACAGAATAGCCCTAGATATAAAACCACGCGAATCGTTATTCGGTACAAATATTTTGTCTTTGTGATTAACGTAATTATTACATTCTAGTTCTAGCCAATGTTTATTTTTAATATCATAATCTTCATGGAATCTATAATTAGACCTATTAGCATTAAGTGTATTAATAGTCTTAATAATATTATGCATATCATTAGATTGCTTAATATTTAACAAACATTGCGGATATATGTGTTCAGCCGAAACAAACTGTTTATTATAATTACAATTTGCTACTGTATTAGTTAAACTTTTCTTCAAATATTTATTAGTGTAAATCATCGGCATTTTAGGATCATTTAATATAGTATCTTTAATAATATTTGTATACTGCATTTTTGCAAAAGTTTTAACATAACTCATTTGTAATAATAATAGCAAGATTATTAATAACATAAACCACTTACTATTAAGAGAGATTATCAATTTTTTCTATATTGGGATATAATATCTTGAAAAATATATACATATTATAATGTATATTATAGTTGGCATCAGGCTTAAATATCTTGAGAAGATTCTTAGATTCAAAATCGCCATGTATCCAATAATGAACCATTATAGGATTTGATGTATATTTTCCAGTTTTAACAGAAAGCCAATCTTTCGCAGCCGAAGGAATATTTTCTAATTTTAAATCATTTATAGGATATATCAATTCCCTGTCTTCTATTACAAAAATATCTTTTTCTTTCATCTCTTTATCATAATCATTTATATTCGTCAATATATAAAATCCTCCAAATATATCAAACTTGCCAAATAAATCATATCCGTGTCTATTTATATATTCTGGAATATTACGCAACAATTTATGTAAAAATATATTATTTTTATTAGCAGCAAAGAAAGCATTACATATATATCTGTCATTATTATATATTAATTTAGTTTGTTCTGCTGGTTCATAACTAATATAAAAAGTATTACGTCTCATATCTAGCAATTCAGCAAAATCACGTAAAACTAATATATCTAAATCTATATATATGCCACCGTGATGATATACAAGTAAAATCCTCGCTATATCTCCACGCTGTACACCTGTACGTGCTGAATTATATATTTTATAAAAATCAGGATATTCATCGTTTATTAATTTCAATATCATCTTATCAGTCCATAAAATTATTTCATATCCTAATGATTTCAATAATTTCGCATTTTCATTACGTATGTAATTAATTATAGGCGGGACAGGGTCGTCGCTCCATGTTTGATGTATTATTTTAGGTATCATATTATATAATTATTAATAATAATATCTTTATATATTACAATAATCAAAAATTACAGAGATATATTCATAATAATATTATCTAGTATATAATCCCATACTACTATCCCATTAATTAATTTAATATTTGAAAATTCAAAAGATGGTATATAAATAGACATAAAATTATAGTTTCCAAAAATATTAAGAGTCCACATGAACTTAAATAATATTGTATATAGATACAAATTTTTAGTATCATCATATGATTTATAATGTACTAGAGTATCTCTATAAAAATACACGGGCAATACGTGAAAAATAATATTACATATCATATATTCAGTTTGTAATAATCGTTTATCAGAAATACATTTGATTATTTTATTAAGAACAAATGGTGTATTATCTATAGTTTGAAATAATATTCGGCTATCATAGAGCAAAAAACTATGAAATATTATAAATATATTTAAGGAATTATTGGCAATAAACTTAGATATTAAAAGATTATTAATACCAGCATAATTAATCAATAAGTAATTTAAAAATATTATATATATGTTCCAATTTGTATATTGATTTATTTTTCTTCGCAATACATCAACTTGGATATTGTCTGTATATTTTTTACTAATCATCATACATATAAATATTATATATAAGAATAATTCAAATTGATTACTGTCTTTATTATATACCACCAATTCATTCATTGTATTATAATATAGATAATATATATTTATCTTATATAATATATATATACGCACAAAATATTTATTCTAATGGCGAAGAAGTTATTGTCATACCACAATATTCTTCATTTTTAACTTTGAAATCTTGTTTAATATAAATACCAATATTTATAGATTCTTCCAATATCCATCTAAAATTATCCCAAAATTCTTCTGTATGTCCTATGCTTTCTGTAGATAAATGAGCAAATTCGTGTAATACAACAAAAAACATAGTATTTATATCTACTAATTTATCATTATTGCGAAGACATAAAACAATCTGTTCACCTTTATTAATAGAATAACTAGTATAGCCTGGAGTATCAACGCCTTCTTTTAATCTATCTGGTCGAAAGTTTTTTTTTAATAATTTAACACGATTATCATTCATACCAAATGATTTTTCTAAATGTTCCATTAATACTATTAATTTTTCTCGTATTTTAGCAATTAAATTTGCGGCTTCTAATGAATCATCTTTAATTTGTACAATATACTCATTATTATCTATTTTACTTTTTACTTTTATTAATCCATAATTAACATAATAATTATAAATATAATAAATACCTATTATTGTTACAATTATTATAATGAATCCCTCTATATTTATTTCCATTCTTCTATTACTTATAATAAATTAAAAATTGATTTTTAATAATTATATTTAAATAATTGCTATTATCTTATTATAATGGATAAACCGAGAAAAGATTACGAACCGTTAAATAATAAACCTGTAGAATTTCAAATTACAGATATCTATATTCCAGAAAATGACAGAAATAAAGATAAGGATTTTGAAGAAATTTATTCAATGATTCTATATGGTGTTTGTAATAATGGAGCAACTATATCAACTACAGTAAATTGTTTCAAGCCATTCTTCTATATTAAACCACCTGAACATTGGGAAAATTATAATAATAAGGTTTTTGAGGCTAAGGTAGTAAATCTTAAAGATACTATGTTAAATGAGAAATATACAGCACAATTCAAAGGAAATAAATATGATAAAAAGATAATTCCTCACAATATGTTATCTCATTTCTCTACCATTTCTATAGTAGAAAAGAAAGACTTCTGGGGTTTTACTAATAATAAACTATTTCGTTTTATTAAAGTTGTCGTAAAATCCCTGAAATTATATAATAATCTTAAATACTATTTTAAATCTCGCGAAAAGGAAGGTTTTAAAGCATATGAGAGCAATATTGATCCGTTTCTCAAATATATTCATGTTCAAAATATTAAACCATGTGGATGGGTGAGAATTGAAAAATATGATATTGCCGAAGATTCAGGAAGATGTAATTATAATATTAGTGTTGATGGTAAAAATGTGATTCCCCTAGATATCAATAAAATCGCACCTATTCTAATAACATCTTTTGATATTGAATGTACTAGTAGTCACGGAGATTTTCCAGTAGCCATAAAGAATTATAGTAAAGTTGCTCAAGATTTGGCATTAGTAGCAAAAGCAGGATATGAATATACAAGCGATTTTATAATTTATTGGTTAAAGAATATTTATAAAAAAGATATCATTATAGATCAAGCAATTGATTTAAAAATCAACCGTGTATATACTAAGAGAAAAATAAGCAATCAGTATATTGATAACATCCCAGTGCTTTTAGAAAAGAAAATGTGTGATATAATATCTATATTAGATAAAATATCAGCATCTGTAAAATCTTCGGCGTGCGATGAAGAAGATATAGCAGAAATTGAAGAAGAAAATGAAGTAAATATGACTATTGCCCAACTGAATGAAGAAGAGACAAAGTTGGCTAAAATTTTAGATAATTTATTAGTTCCCTTAGAGGGTGATAAGATTATTCAAATTGGTACAACGGTTCATATTTATGGATCTGAAAAAATTGTATATAAAAATATTATAACATTGAATACATGCGATTTAATCGAAGATTGCGATGTTATACCGTGTTCTACAGAAAAAGAATTATTGATAAAGTGGAAAGATTTGATGAATGAATTGAACTCGGATATTGTTACGGGATATAATATATTTGGTTTTGATATGCCATATATTTGGGATAGGGCAAAAGAACTCGATATATTAGAAGAGTATAGTATAGGTTGGGGTAGATTAATAACACGCAAAACATCACTTATCGAACAAAAATTATCTTCGTCGGCTATGGGAGATAATATTCTAAGATATATTGATATGGATGGCATCGTATTAATTGATTTGCTAAAAGTTATGCAGCGAGAACAAAAATTAGATAGTTATAAATTGGATAATGTGGCATCTATATTCTTGGGTGATAATAAGAATGATTTAAAGCCTCAAGAAATATTCAATAAGTTTAAAGGTGATTCTAAAGATAGATGTGAGATTGCTAAATATTGTATTCAAGATTGTTGTCTAGTTAATCGTCTTATTCATAAATTGAAGATTATAGAGAATAATATTGGTATGGGTAATGTTTGTTTAGTTCCTCTTAATTTCCTATTTCGTAGAGGTCAAGGTATTAAAATCTTCTCTTTAATTGCTAAACAATGTATGGAAAAAAATACGCTAATTCCTACTATTAAATCATATGATAATGATGTAATAGATATTGAAGATGGATATGAGGGTGCGGTTGTCTTAGACCCAAAAGAGGCAATATATTTAAATGACCCGATTGTTGTATTTGATTACGGCTCTCTATATCCTTCATCTATGATTTCAAATAATTTATCTCACGATTGTTATTTGATGGATGAAAAATATAGAGTTGCCGATCCTAATATAGAATACAAAAATATATATTATGATATATATGAAGGTAAGGGAGATAAGAAGAAAAAGATTGGAGAAAAAGAATGTACATTTGTACAATATAAGGATGGACGTAAGGGAATTATTGCGGACATTTTAGATATGCTTTTAATTGAAAGGAAAAATACTAGAAAAAAAATAGAGTACAAGACAATTAAAGATGATAAAAATACATATATTGGCTTTTGTAGTGATAAAGGCGACGCATACAACATATTAAATATAGATACGGGAGAAAGTTATAATATTCAAAAAGATAACGTAGTATCTATTGAAGATACATATAATACATTTGAACAGGATGTATTAGATTCGCGACAGATTGCTTATAAAATTACAGCAAATTCACTATATGGACAAATTGGTGCTAGGACATCATCAATCTATTTAAAAGAAATAGCAGCATGTACTACGGCTACAGGAAGGGAAATGATTATGTTGGCTAAGAAATTTGTAGAGGATAATTACGGTGCTGATGTTATATACGGTGATACTGATTCTATATTCTGTAAATTTCCATTAAAAGACGAAGAAGGAAATCTAGTATTGGGAAAGGATGCATTACCTTATGCTATAAAGATGGGTAAAATTGTAGAAAAAGAGATCGCTAAAATAATGCCTAAACCGCAGAAATTGAATTATGAGAAATCATTATATCCTTTCATATTGCTTAGTAAAAAGCGATACGTTGGAAACTTATATGAAACGGATATTAATAGTTATAAACAGAAATCTATGGGTATTGTATTGAAACGACGCGATAATGCTCATATTGTTAAAAAGGTTTATGGAGGCGTGATTGATATTATATTGACAAAACAAGATTTGGCTTCTTCTATAGAGTTTCTAAATGAAGAATTGAAAGATCTTGTAGAGGGCAAAACATCTATACAAGAATTAGTAATTACTAAAAGTATCAAGGCATCTTACAAAGATCCTTCAAAAATAGCCCATAAAGTTTTGGCTGATAGAATTGGTGCTAGAGATCCAGGAAATCGTCCTTGTGTAAACGAACGTATCCCTTTTGTATATATTAAAACTAATAACCCCAATTCTCTTCAGGGTGATAGAATAGAAAACCCTGAATATATAGTAGATAATAATTTGACACCAGATTATCTTCATTATATAACGAATCAAATAATGAAACCTATTATGCAATTATATGCTTTATGTATTGATCAATTGCCTGGATACGATAAAGATGAAGAATATTGGCAAAATGTTGATAAAGAATTATTAACTAAACCGATGTATCAGGATAATATTCGTAGAAAAAACAGATTAGATAATTTAAAATTATTGGCAGTTAAAGAATTGTTATTTGACAAATATATTAATATATTGAGTGAACCAAAAGTTAAGAAAGTATCTAAGTCAGCAAAGGCTAATAAGATCACTAATATTGAAACTGTAAATGATAATAAGAATATTATAGGAGAATGCGATGAGATTATTAGCACCGATAAGGAGAAGATGAAAAAACCTGATAAAAATATTGAAGATGGAACATTTAAAGTGAATATTAAAATTACTAAAAATACTAAAACAGAGAATATTATAGCAGAGGCATATATTAGCGATGGAATATATAAAATATGGAAATATCAAAAAAATAATTGTAAGGATAAGAATAAAGAAGTAATAAATATTATAAGTAAAATCATTAATTATGATAAAAATAAGAAATATGTGATTACATTGAATAATAAGAAATTTATAACTGAATATAATACTGCGGTAGTATATTATAAGGATATGGAAAAATCGAAGGAAACTAATATATTGGGTGATATATTCAATACTCAAAATATAGGAGATCTTAAAATCATTAATAATATTAGAAGATTTAAAGATATTATTGGCGATTACAAGATGTTCTCAATTGTCTCCAAATAAATATTTAATAATTATTGCTGCCTTTTCTTTGCCTATCCCGTCTATTTTACATAATTCTTTAGTTTTATTTTCATTATTTATTAAATTTATAATTAAATTTGACATAGAGGGATATATTTTTGCTATATTTTTTGCTATTACATTTGAAATATGAGGAATTTGTGATAACTGCATTATATAACAAGTATCTATGTCAATATTATCTATTTTTTTCTTTTTTAGTTTTATATGGTCGGTATAACACGATTCTGTATTTTCATTATTTGTATTTCTAGAAATAAAATTTTTAGGATTTTCTATTATTTTTACGGCTATTGATAATAATAATGTTGCGGTTTCAGTAATTTTTTTAGTAAATAGAACTCTAATATTATCACGAAACATAGTATTTATATAAGCACCTTGAATTATTGATTTATTTGAAAATATTTTAGATGATATAACATCATCCTCTTCAATTATATATGATAATTGATATTTATCATAAATGGATAGCATTCTTGCTTTTTGTTCTCTATATCTTCCGTCATGTATAGAAGATATCAGGTCTCTTACAGTTTTTCTTTCAAAAATATATAAAATATCATTGTATTTAATATGAATATCTCCAATATCTAATGTTTTTTTTGTAATCTCTATTTTATCTTTATAAATATCTAAATCTCTGTCAAATATATCATTATATAATGATTCTTCGCGTACATCAATAATAATATTTAATTTATTATCCATTTATGATAATATATATATTAATATATTTATATATGATAGATGAGCAATTCTCTAGATAAACTGATTAGTAAAGATGAATTATTAACGTATTTATGTTTAACAATTGGGATTATTAACATAATATATATTTTTATAATTATGATAAATAATATAAAACATAATATGGCATTAATATTATTATTTGAATTTTTATTCTTAATATTTATAATTTCTTTCTTATTGAAAAAAAGAGATGTTTACAATAAGGACGATGATATAAAATACGATTGGTATTTTTATTTACGCATAAGCATAATAATAATAGCATTTTTGTGTTTTGTTATATATATAAAATATTTATTAATTGATTCGGCAATAAATAAAAAACGAGGCGGAGCAGGTACAGATTATAATAGTAATTCTAATGAAATTAATGATATGGGAATTAAGAAAAGAATATCTAATTTTTTTAGTTCATCAATCAAAGGAACTGTTGCAAAATTATATAAAAAGTTTTTTAATAAAACTAAATATTTAGAAACATTAGAATTAGAATTAGAACAATTGAATAATGAATTAATAAAAATTAATAATCAAATTAAAAAAAGTGTATATAATAAAAAAAAATTAATTCTTCTTGAAAAAATTAAAATGCAAAACTATAAAACATTAATGGAATACAGAAATGATAATAAGGTAAAAATTATATCAAATGAACAAAATATAATTATTGAAAATAATAGATTAAAAGAGAAATATGATGAAAGTATAAATGTTCTTAACAAATTTATTAAAGAAGTTAACGATTTTAATGAACAATATCGGGGAAAAAATAAAAATTATTTACAAATACAAAAAGAAAAAATAGAAAAAGAGATTAAAATAAAAAAAGATAAGATAACAACATTGAAAACTGCAGAAAATGAGAAAAATATGAAAAAATCATCAAATAAAATACATCCCGAACAAACTTTGGTAGAAACTGCCCTACCACGTGATACTACAAATGCTTCAGGTAGACCATCTACATCAAAAAGAATAACAAAAAAAGTATTACCTCCTTTAAATGTTAGTAATCACGAAGGGCTTTCGTTAAAAAAAGAAGAAATGATTGAATCATCTCAATTATCGCCAATATCACCGCAATCTCCACGATCGCCACTAGGTATTTTATCTCCCAAAGAATTAGAAGAATTGAAAAAAAATAATGATAATATGTATACATTTTTAACAAGACAAAGTTCAAAATTGCCTCCTGTAGACGATGAAATGCTAAGTGAATTATCTATTTTATCACCGCCAACATTAGAAAACAGAATCGATATTTATAATATTGTCAATAAAAAATTAAAAAAGATTAAACATAATGAATGTTTAAATAACGTAAAAAATTCTAAAGTCTTAGGTGATATATTAACTTTGAATAAATATGTGTTATCAGAAGGCCAAGCAGGTAAAGTATATATTTCTAAGGTTAAAGATACTCATTTCGAAGTAGTATTAAAATTAATGAAAAGAGAACAAGACAATATAAATGAAACAAAAATAATGAAAAATATAACAGAACAAATATTATTAAAAAAACATTCAAAACATTTTACCTTATTCTATAATTCTTATGAGTGTAAAACTACATATGATGATAGTTCTTTGATATCTGTAAGTGAATTGGCAGAAGGAGATTTAGATAAGTTATTAAAAAGTAGTGAATTTTTTGATAATGTTGATGATGCGGTTAATAATCTGTATAATTTATTAGTTCAATGTATTGTATCATTAGGTACTTTTCATAATTTTGGATATATACATAACGACTCGCATTTGAAAAATTTTTTGTATCAAACTAACAATGACTATGAAGAAGGATATTATAGATATAAATATAAGGATAAATATGATAATGATAAAATCCTTTATATTAAATCATGTCGTTATAATATAATGTTAACCGATTTTGGATTTTCAGTATTAACACAAACAGCTAATATGGCAGAAAGACAAGCAGAAGATATGATTATAATATTAGAATCTATTATATATTTTTTCAAAAATAATAAAGATTTTTCTGAAAAATTTAAAACCGATATAATAAATGTTTCAACCCTCGAAATATATCTTAAATCAGATAAATCAAAATATAATTTCACAGACTTATTAAATAAGTTATGTACATTTGTACCACCAGATATTTTATCTCAAACAATTGATGAAACATCATCTAATATATTAAATAATCCAGTTTTTGATATGACTATAAAAGATAGTGATATTAAATAATAATGTAAAATATATAAAAAGTGATAGTACTTATATTATTAAGTATAATTATATTATGGACATTCTAACTAAAGAAGAAATAATAATTTTGACTGAAGATTTTGTTAAAGATTATATGAGGTTATATGAT